GGCATGAAGAAAACAGCTATGAAAAAAAAATTTAAAGGTTTTTCTAAACTGCCAGAAAAAGTACAAATGAAAATGAATAAAAAGTTAGCTAAGAAAGTATAATGAGAAAAGGTTTATATGCTAATATCCATGCTAAAAGAAAGCGTGGTGGTAAAATGAAAAAGAAAGGTGCTAAAGGTGCACCCACTGCTGCACAATTTAAAAGGGCAGCAATGACAGTAAAGAAAAAATAATGTCAGAAGTAAAAGATAAATTAAAAAGATATGGTTTATCTAGACTTAATCAAGTCAAGAGAACACCTAATCATCCTACAAAGAAAGCTGTAGTTGCTGTAAAGGATAATAGTAAGGTTAAAATTATTCGTTTTGGTGATCAAAAAATGGGTCACAATTATAGTAAAGAAGCTAGAAAAAGTTTTAAAGCTAGGCATGCAAAAAATATAGCTAAAGGACCAACTAGTGCAGCTTATTGGGCTAACAAAACATTTTGGTCTGGGCCAGGTGGATCTAAAAAATCACCACCTAAATCTCAAAAACATGTAAAAGGATTAAAAAGATAAAAAAGGGGGAGCCAGAACGACCCCCCCGACATGAGCAAGCAACAACGAGACACACAGAGAAGTTACTCTGGGTGTCTTTTTTTTTGCACTAAATAAACTTTATATTTTTTGTATAATTTGCTTAATGTCATCTTGTAGTTTTTTCCCCACTGAGTTAGCATGGTTAATTACAGCTGCACATAAATTACCATGATATGGATAACCTTTTAATGCATCTCTAATTTTACCTACAGGTTTACCACCATAATCAATCACTATAGCATTGTCTTTATTAAGACCTATTTTTAATTCAAATAGTATACCTGTATATTTATCTATATTACTTTTTTCCGTCATTACTTTCTCCTTTAAAAGGTGTAAGTTTTGATAGTGTAGTCATTATATTTGCAACTTCACCATATGGTCTACTCATTAAATATCTCATAATATCCATAAGTAACTCAGATGTTACAAGATATTCTTTTGGTTGTCCTTTTTCTTTTTCCATATATTCTCCTATTAAAATGGAATATCATCCTCGTTAGGATAATATTTATTTATTACATTTAACTTGTCTAATGCACATCCTATTATTGCTAATTGTTTATCTATTTCATCAAAAAATTGTGGATGTTCACCTATACCTACAGACTTTTCTAGGTATACCTCTATTGTAGCTTTTGCTACATCTACCTCTGCCTCATATTTTTTTCTTAAGGCATTTATAAACATATCTCTCATTACCATGCTCCTTTAAATTGATAGTATTTATTTTCTACCATATCCTCATCTTCAAGATATGGATTATGTTTTGCAGCTTTAGATTGTCTAGCATCTCTTATAGTTTGATTAAGAGTTCTACCATCTCTAATACATGCAGAAACAAAATCTTCTACTTCTAGTACCGCTTGTTTAACTTGCCCCATTACTGACCTCCTTTACTAGTCTGTTTAAGTACCACTGTGCTTTTTGTAAATCTTCTAGTGGTTCTCCTTTAAATTTATATCTTGCAACATACTTCAAGATATTACCCTTTAGATATCCATGAAACTCATCATTAGTCATGCAATCACATATAACATCAATAGTTTCTTTTTTACCATGCATGTAATGCACTGGTCTATTTACATTATCAGCTTCCATATTCTCTCCTAACAGTTTTGATATCAATTGTCTCTAGATTATAATCACCATTCTTTACTTCTCTTTTAACTATTAAACCACTCCACCACATATGCTGTGTATCTCTAGCAAAGAATTCTTTATGGTTAAGATAACAACCTGCAGACATAGCATGTAGTTTTCTACCATTTGGCAATGTAGATATAGCATAATCTAACAAATGACTATGACCTACTGTAGCAGAAACTTTGTGTTTTGTCAAGATAGATCGTGCAATATTTTCACCAGATATAGCAGAACCCATGATACCAGATGGTAAATGGTGAGAGTAATGCACACCATCTATAGTTTTTATATCTTTATACTTAACTTCTTTCCAACCATATTTTTTAAACTTTAGATCATCAATACTAATAGATCCTTCTAACTCTGGATTTTCTTCTACAAATCTATCAATACGATCTTCATGATTACCATGAAGCATAGTTTTTTTAGGTCGATGGCTACCTAATCCTTGATTAAATAAGGATAGTGCTTCATGCGAATGATCCATATCTTTTTTATATCTTCTACCTTCAAATGATTTCTTACCACGATCATAACTAGATAGAGAATCCATACTACAAAAGTCACCCATACATATTACATGTGTAACTTTAAAATCTGCGGCTAGTCTACCTGCCCACAGAAATCTTTCATTGCTTGTTCTTGGTGTGCAATGAGGGTCACCAATAACTAAATGTGTTGCCACTAGTTTAACTCCTTGTCTCGTTTCATTTTTAAGTATTCCAGAAAATCTATAACATTAGACTCATCATCAAAGTCAGCTACTGAGCTAATTGATAATCCAGTATTACTATTTTTTTTATCGTCAGCAAAACCACGAAGTCCCCATAGAAACGTTGAATGGGGGTCTGATGTTGCCATTTTTATCATGCCTCTAGCTATTGTAGAACATAATTCATATTCTTCTGTAGTCATTTTAGATTTACTATCCATTATAATACCACAGTGAAAACCTTTTTGCCACGGGCTAACTATTACTTTAACAGAATTAATTAAGTTTAATTTATCTTTTTTTTTCATACCAGTATTTATCCATATTATCTTTTGTAAGTTCTAAAACTTTATGTTCAAAACCTCTTTTCATACTTTTCTTACCAAACTCATTTGCTTTACGTTCATCATCAAATATCTCATTAGTAAATAATTTGTAATCATTATCTTTTTTGCCTTTAAATATTACAAAGTACAAATGTGACATAATATCAAAAGAGTCGGTGAAGATTAGACCCCTTAAACTAATCCCCACCATACTCTAATTTCTCCCAACAAGGAAGTCTGTAATTTTATTTGTTTATATTTTTCCATACTTTAATTGCCGCTTGTTTAATATTACTATCCCAGTAAAAAGGACTAGGGTCAGTATTTAATGGTGTTATCTTTATAGCTTTTTGTATATCATTATTACACATATCAATATAATTTTCTAATGATTTAAAATCTCTAACTAGTTCCGCATATCCATTAGTTACATCTTCTTCAGTTAAATCATACCAAAGACTTTTTTTAGGTGTAGCATACAGTAAAGCTATAGGTTTACTATGTAATTTTGAGTACAATGCTTGTTGCCTTAAGTGGTCTATCTTAGGTTTAGTAGGTAATCTTAGAGTAGATTTTAAGTCTACTATCAAGTTGTCATATTCAAAATCTGTAAATAATCTTACTGGATATTTTAGACCATCAATCATTTCTATTTTTTCTTTTTGATAACTAACTATATTTCTTAATTGTCTTTCATATAATTTTTCTTCAAACATTTTAGCTATCTCTATCGAGTTACTTATTTCACTATCTGCATTAAAAAATTTATTTTTTTTAAACCTGTGAGTTATTAACTTTTCAAAGTGTTTATCATCCTTTTGCATCATACCTTTTTTTATTTTGTAGTATGCACCAAACTCTGCAAGATTACCCCTAACCATGGCTGGGCTACTAGATACTTTTAACCCTAATCCGTAGTGTACCAACCATTCACTCGGATTATGTTTAAACTTATTAATAGAACTAAAGCTATGCCTGAAGTCCTTTTTAATTATGTTTTTTAATTCCATTAGTATCTAGTAGTATATTTTATTAAGCTGATAAAACATCTTCTGGATCTAACTCTTTAACTATTTTAGCATCCACAATGTCACTACCATTTGATAGTTTAGATTTAGACTTATTATAAGCATCAATAACTTCAGTATTTTCTGTATCTATAGATTCTTGAAATACTTTTAAAGTTTCTAAATCATTATCAGATAATTTTAAGTTAGCATCAGTGTTAACTCCTATTTCTGGAACATAAAATACATTACCACCTTTTTTTTGCCTTTTTGTATCTAGTGAAAAAGAACAGTTAAACATAAGTTTTTTTCTCTTTTTTAGCTGATCCAAAGCTGAACTTACAGGTGAAAATGCTGTACCAGTAACTCTATATAACACTGGTAAATTTTCTACTTTGTGATCTACACCACTAGCAGTTTTACCTTTATCAAATGATAACAAACCATAAACTAATTTATAACATCTTATAGTTCTTTGCTTTTCTAATTGTTCTGGTGTTAAAGTTGATCTATCTTTAAAAGCAATTTTACCACATTTAGTACCACCTAATATATCTATGGCTTCTTCTTTCCAACTTTTAAAAATTATTGAACGATTAACATATTCACCTTTGTCCGCATCATAGTGCATGTATTGCATGGCACTTATGAAAGGTCTTAATGTAACAGGTTTGCCAAATACATTTTGACCTATTGATGAGTCATAGGTATAGAAGTGGCCAACTGGTAGTTGATTACCATCGTCATCTTCTGGCGTACGATTAATAGCTAGTCTTGGAATATTATTCCCAAGAGTAGAACCATCGTCTTGTCCGATGGCTTGCATTATTTGCTCATCAGACATATCTTTTATATTTACTATTTTATTATCAGACATTTGTCCTCCATTTTAGTTGTGTTTATATACCATAATTTAATTAAAAATTCAATTGTCATTTTGACACATTATATAATATTTTTATTACAGTATAAAATACATATATTATTGATAAGATAAAAAGTATATTATCTAACATATTCTTGTATCTCCGTCTATTACTTTTACATCTAAGCCATCAGCATTTGCAAAGTAATCCCACTCTGATATAAACTCATGGTTTTTATTTATATACAATGTGGTTGGTTCTATTACACATTGATCTTTTAATGCAACATACTCTAGAAAAGCAGAGTACTGATCATCAGTATACTCATCTAGTGTTTCTAGTGCATCTATTTCTTTAGTCATATTAGTCCTCATATTGATGTTGTTTTATTTTAATGTCTAACTCTAATTCATGCCCTTCGTGTGCATCGATAAGTTGTTCTAGCATCGGTATAAATTTTTTGCTATGTATACCATCAGTTGAATTTAAAGTTACTTTAATTAAGTTATTATCATATTTTTCTTTTTTACTATTATACTGCTGACCTATAACTTTTATATTATATTTATCTATATACATTAGTTTACCTCCTTCATGTTTAACCAGTCATACCCTATTTTTAACTCTGTGTCAAGTGGTACGTTAAAGTTTATTTTGTAATACTGTTTTAGTGCAGGTATTACATCTGCAGTGCCCTGTTTAAATATATTACTCATCACATCTTCTTCTCCAGGATAAACATCAGCCACAATAGAATCATGAACCGTGTTTACAAGTAAACTTTTTACCTTTTGTTTTTTCATTAACTTAGATATATTTATACAAGCTAATGGTACAATATCTGCTGTTGCAAAACCTTGTACAGGATAATTTTTTATTTGAGTTCCATATGTAGATCCACCCCAAGGTGTTCTTTCTGCATACGGAAAAGCATACTCTCTACCTGTTGGTAGTTTAACTCTTTTAAATCTAATAGCTTCAGTTTGTAATTCTTCATGCCATTTTTTTATATCCTTATATTTTTCTAAAAATTTAGTGTAGTATCTTTTTTCATCTTCTGTACCAGTCACACCACCATACAAAGGTTTAAATGTATGTGCCTTTGCATCTTGTCTTGATACACCTATGATATCTGCAGTGTATTGATGTACATCTATTTTATTTTTTATATCTTCCATACCTTGTTTATCTTGTGCAAGAAATACAGCTGTTCTAAATTCTAACTGTGCAAAGTCTATCTCAAGTATACTACCTTTGTCAAATCTAGATGTAACAACTTTTCTAATAGGGAATGTTTTACCTCTTGGTTGATTTTGAAAGTTAGGATCACGACTAGATAATCTGCCAGTTGCAGTTATCGCTTGCATAAACTTAGGATGTAAAAAACCTTTTTCATTTGTAAAGTTTTTTAATCCTTCAACAAAAGTATTTAAATAAGTATCTACTGCATTGTGTCTTACTATTGCATCTATAAATTCTTTAAACTCACCTTCTGCTTCTGATGCTATTTTATTTAATGTTATTCTATCTGTCCTAAATCCAGACTCTGCTATATCATACACACTTCTAGGTCTTTGTCTAAATCCTGCTACCTTACCCATAGATACATATATGTAGCCATCACCATCACAGTCTGCACACTTAGTATAATTTTTGTATGGGCTACCATCTTTTTT